CTGATGAAAGAATTGATTTAGAGAAAATGAAATTAGAAAATAATGAAGATCAAGCAGCAGAAAGAATTAGAATTGCAGAAGAGAAGCTTGAAATTGCTAGAAAGAGGAAAAAATAATGAAAAGAAAAATTAGAAAATTAAGAGGCGGGGGCATGGATGCCTCAAAACCTGATTTTAAAACTCCATCAACAAATAAAAGTGTTACTAAAAGCCCATTAGCAAGAGGTAATGAAGGTGCAACAAACACTTCGAAAAACTTAAATACAGGAACTGCTACCTCTAATAAAGTCCAAACTACAAATATTAAAAAAACTAAAGTTCCCAAAAATAATTTAAGCACTGGAAACGCTGGAAAAAGTAATTTTAGTTTACCTCCAATAGGACCATTTAGTTTAGCAATAAAAGGTTTTACTGCAGTTGAAGATGCTAGAAGAGCAAAAAGAGCTAAAGGAGAATATTTCACTAGTAAAAAAAAGATCATGCCAGCTAACCGAGATTTTTATCGTCAGTATGGCAGACCATTACAAACAAAAGTTATCCCTGGTAAAAAAGGACCAGATGATGATTATTTAAAAGAAGCAGGAATAATAGGCACACATAAAGCACCTCCTAGACCTAAAGATGATCTTGTACGATGTATTGATGGGACTCTTCCTCCTTGTGAAGTTAAGACAAAAACAAATGATAAAACTTTTAAACCAGATGAATTTTTTAAATTAGAAATGAATAAAGGTGGTGGAGTACCTTATGGACCACCTCCTAAAAAAGGACCTAACTCTGAAGTCCCTCCTGTAAAATTATCAAGGGGTGGTGGAGCAGCTATAAGAGGTACAAAATTTAAAGGAGTATTTTAATGTGGTTATCAGCTATTAAACTTGCAGTCTCTGCAGGATCAAAAATTTACGCTAACAAACAAAGAACTAAGATAGCAATGTCAGATGCACAATTAATGCATGCGTCTCGTATGGCTGAAGGAAAAGAAGCTTACCAAGGAAAATTATTAGAAGCCCGTCAGTCAGATTGGAAGGACGAGGCAGTTTTGATAATTTTAAGTTTGCCCATAGCAATTCTGGCCTGGGCAGTCGTATCAGACGATCCAACAGCGATGGACAAAGTAAAATTGTTTTTCGACATGTTCTCGCAGCTCCCTAGCTGGTTCACAAATTTGTGGATCCTTGTCGTGGCGAGCATCTATGGCATTAAGGGAACTCAGATCTTCAGGGGCGGAATGAATAAGGATAAAAAATGAATCTAGAAAGAGATTTACAAAAACTTAAAAAAGAAAAACAGATGAAAGAATCTGCTATTGCTCAACTTAGAAAAAGAAGTAAAGATTCTATAGCTAGACCTAGAGCAGAAAAAAATATTTTATCAACTAATCCAGAGATGCAAAAAATATAATGATAACTTGGGTTGTAAAAAAAATATATCATTATTCCACTGCTTTAACTTCATGGTCATGGACTTGGCTTTATGGTAAACGTAAAGAAAATGAAGAAGATTATTCAAAATATTCTAAAGGTGATTTAAAAAAATTACAAGCACAAGGTAAAATTAAATCTATTTACAAACCTTATAATTAATAATATAGATTCATTATGAGTCTAAGATCAACTTTACTACAAGCGTTGGAAGATAGATATAACGCTCAGATATCTGAAGCAGATGTAACTATTCAAATATATTTAGAAAAACCTGTAGCGATTGGAGAACATCCTCAACACCTAGATGAAATAGATAAACTAATAGAAAAAATTGCAGCTGCAGAAGAGAAATTAATAATACTTAATCAATTTAAATTATGATCCAAGGGGACAGTACAGAATACGAAATTTTAGAAGAAGCTTGTAAGACACTTGATGGTGATAATCTGTTTACTGCAGAGATTGGTGTGAGACAAGGACAAGGTTCTAAAATTATTTTAGATACCTTAAAAAATAAAAATCATTGGCATATAGGAATAGATCCATACGGAGATATTGATTATTTACATTTTGATAATCAAGAAAATACAGTTTGGAATAATAAACCAACACCACCAACATACTCTAACTCAATGAAATCAGAACTTATAAAAGATTTATCTGGCTATGATAATTTTAGTTTATTTCAAATGGAAGATGATGAATTTATGAATAGATTTAATGATGGTGTACCTATTTATAAAAATAAAAAAGAAATAAAAACTACATATGATTTAGTATTTTTTGATGGACCTCATACAACTTTAGCAGCAACCAAAGAAACTATTTTTTTTGGGGAAAGATCCAAACCTGGAACTGTTTTTGTTTTTGATGACTACCCTAAGTATAATATGAATATTATTTTAGAAATTGCAGTTAATAATTTTGGTTTTATGCTACTTAAAAAAGGTAAAAACAAAATAGCACTTAAAAGAAATTAATGCTTGATTATCATACAAAAGAACAAATAGTAAATGTAATTAATAGATCAATTAAAGATATTAAAGATCACCTCTGCTATGGGGTTGAAACAGTAGATCAACTGATGTATGGTAGGGGCAGACTCAGCGCCTTAGAAACGCTGCTTCAGGATATTAAAAACCTGCAAAAGGAGGATAACGATGGTACAATTGATAAAACCTAAACTTACAGATTTCGGTAACGAAAAAAATAAAGAAGAGGTTAAATCACAAATTCCAACAGATCCCAAAGGCATCAAAGAATATCTTGAAATCATACCCAACCCAGTAGGATACCGTATGCTAGTTAGACCATGGTCTGGCCAAGCAAAAACAAAAGGCGGTGTAATCTTAGCAGACGAAACTCAAGACAAAATTCAAATGACAACAGTCGTTGGATTAGTTGTTAAACAGGGTGACCTTTGTTATCAAGATAAAGAAAAATTTCCTAAAGGTTCTTGGTGTAAAGAAGGAGAATTTGTTATTTATGGCAGATACTCTGGAAGTAGATTTCAGACTAAATTCGGTGAGCACCGAATACTCAATGATGACGAGATCATAGGAACAATTGGTAAGCCAGAAGATATTCTCCATTTATTTTAAATAAAGGAGAATAAAAATGGCAGAAGTAAAAGACTATAGTGCAGAATCACTTATGGCAAAAGAACATGAGGTAGAATTAGATACCGATAATGTTAAAGAAGAAAATGTTCAAGTCGAAGAAACACCTAAAGTTGAAAAAGATTCTAAACCTAATTTAGATTTAGGTGAAGTTGATTTAGGATATACTGGACATTCAAAAAACGAAGAAGAGAAACCAACAAAACCTGAAATAGAAATTACTGAAGATAAGGTAGAAGCTTCTAAAGAAGAAGCAGGTGATAATGTTGGAAACAAAGAAGAAGAAAAACCAAACCTTAATGAGTCGAGAAGAGATTATCAAAAAAGAATTGATAAACTAGTCTTTCAAAAAAAAGAAGCTGAAAGAAGAGAACAAGCGGCACTTGATTTTGCAAAAGGTATACAAAAGAAATTTGACTCTAATCTTAAAAAGTTAAATTCTGCTGATGATCAACATCTTAAAGAATTAGATGCAAGAGTAGATGCTCAAAGAGAACAGGTCAAAGTAGCTCTTCAATCAGCAATTGAAGGTCAAGACGCTTCTAAAATTATGGAGGCAAACGATAAATTAACTCAGCTAGCTGTAGAAAAAGAAAAAGCTAGATTAGAGATGATTAATCGAGAAGAAAAAAAGAAAGAAGAAGAAGAAAAAAACAATCAACAACAAAACGTACAAGCTCAACCTCAAACAGCGGAAACATCAGGAACTGCTCCACAAATTACACCTAGAGCCAAAAAATGGGCTGAGGATAATACGTGGTTCGGGAATGATGAGGTCATGACTAATGCTGCTATTACTATACACAACAATATTTCTCAAGAGGGTATTGAAGTTGACAGTGATCAGTACTATAATGAAGTTAACTCAAGACTTAAAGGATACTTTCCAGAAAGTTTTGGTAACACTAATGACGAGCCTAAAAAAGAGACACCCAAACCCGTCCAAACGGTTGCCTCGGCTGGTCGTAGTCAACAAGGACGCAGAACTGTGAAACTCACAAAGTCACAGGTAGCGATTGCTAAAAGATTAAATGTGCCACTAGAGGAATATGCTAGATACGTGAAGGAGGATAAATAGTATGAGTACAATTAAGAGAACTTCACGGGAGTCAGAGAATAAAGCAACGAAAGAAGCTCCAAAAGCTTGGACTCCACCATCCAGTTTGGATGCACCGCCCGCACCGAACGGTTACGCCCATAGATGGATCCGTACTACCGTTCAAGGTTTTGAAGATACAGCTAATGTATCTAAAAAATTAAGGGAAGGATGGGATTTTGTTAAAGTCGAACAAGTTAAAGAAGAAATCGGCACTAATAAATATCCTTTCTATACCGAAGGCAAATACGAGGGGTGTATAGGAATTGGGGGCCTTGTGCTGGCAAGGATACCAGAAGAGATATTGGTTTCACGTGCTGAGTATTTTAAAAAACTTACTCAAGACAGAATGAACGCTGTGGACAATGATCTTATGAAGGAACAGCACCCTGACATGCCTATCAATATTGATAGACAGTCAAGAGTGACCTTTGGTGGTAGTCGTAAAAAATAATATTTTTGCAATACCTACCGGGTTATTAAAATAAACTGTTAAAACGGAGAAAACAAATATGTCAAATCAAGTAGAAAAGTTCGGTCTTAGACCTTACAGAAAACTAGATGGAACACCTCTTGTTGGAGCCCAAAACAGATATACGATTGCGTCAGGTCTTGCCGGTGCGATATTCCAAGGAGAAATGGTTGAACCATTAGGAACTGGAAATATCCAACGTCACGGTCCTAACACATCGGATGCTGTTATAGGCGTTTTTAACGGATGTTTTTATACAGACCCAACTACTCAAAAGCCAACATACAGCAATTTCTACCCAGGTGGTATTGCTGCTTCTGACATCACAGCATTTGTTGTTGATGATCCAGATGCAGTATTCCTAATGGATGCTGATGCGACTTTTACTAGAGCAGATCTGTTCAAGAACTATTCTGTTACTAACACAACAGGTGTTACACAAACAGGAATGTCAAAACAACAACTTGATGTTAGTGTTTCAGGTCTTACAGCAACTTTTGCTGTTCAAGCGATAGATATTTCGCAAGATCCAGAAAACTCTGACACAGGTTCTGCTAACGCAAACATTCTTGTTAGAATCAACAATCACTTCTATAGAAGTGGCACAGGAATAGCTTAATAAAGGATAATAATTATGGCAATATCACGATCCCAACTCGTAAAAGAGTTAGAGCCAGGTTTGAATGCTTTATTCGGCCTGGAGTATAATAGATACGAAAATCAGCATGCTGAAATTTTCGTAACTGAAACATCTGACAGAGCTTTTGAAGAAGAAGTAATGTTAAGCGGTTTCGCTTCTGCACCAACTAAACAAGAAGGTGCTGGAGTAGTGTTTGATCAAGCAGGTGAAACTTTCACAGCAAGATACAACCACGAAACAATCGCTTTAGCATTCTCGATCACTGAAGAAGCAATCGAAGACAACCTGTATGACAGATTAGCTGCAAGATACACAAGAGCTCTTGCAAGATCTATGTCAAACACGAAGCAAGTTAAAGCTGCAAACGTACTTAACCAAGCACAGTTTGCTGCAGTTACTGGTGGTGACGGTGTACCGTTAATTTCTAACGCTCACCCACTAGCAACAGGTGGTACATTCTCAAATGTACTTACTGTAGCTGCAGATCTTAACGAAACTTCACTAGAGCAGTCGTTAATCGACATCGCTGGATTCGTAGACGAAAGAGGTCTAAGAATCGCTACTCAAGGTAGAAAGATGATAATTCCAAAAGAATTACAATTTACTGCTGAGAGATTAATGAAGTCTCCTCAAAGAACTTCAACAGCTGATAACGATATCAACGCAATCGCTTCAATGGGTATGGTACCAGAAGGATACTCAGTTAATAATTTTTTAACTGATACTGACTCGTTCTACCTAATGACTGATGTACCTAATGGAATGAAACATTTCGTTAGATCACCAATCAAAACTGCGATTGAAGGTGACTTCGATACTGGTAACGTTAGATTTAAAGCTAGAGAAAGATACTCTTTTGGATTCTCAGATCCTAGAGCAATCTTTGGTAACGGAAACTTACCAACTAGTTAATAGATTATAATACAATTAGTATTACTTAAAGGGGGCGGAGTTTACTCTGCCCCTTTTTTTATGTATAATAAAAAGACCTAGAAAATAATAATTTTGTAGACTGGCTAGGCAGACGCTATAGAGACTACATTATTTAACCGCTATAGAGGAGAAAATATTATGGCAAGAACAACGTTTGAGGGACCAATAAGATCTTTAAATGGATTTTTAGGAACAGGTCCAAACATGGCACGATCAATCTCAGGAGCTACTTATGATGGTGGAACTGATATCGCTGGTATAGACTTTTACCAAGGTAAAATTATACAGGTAGGCAATGCTGCCACTGTATTTAATTTACCTTCAATCATAGACACAGCTGACGGAGCTTCAGCAGGTCCTGGAAGTGATCCAGCTAACCTAAACAGAGTTGGAATAAAATATCATTTTGTTTTAACTGCAAATTTAACAGGTAGTAACACTTTTGTTTTAAACGCAGGAACTGCAGCAGGCAGAAACACAGCTGATGTATTTAAAGGTATGGCTATCTATAACAATACAGCAACTGATCCAGGAGCTGTAACAGCTTTTAACGGAAGTGACACTGATACATTAACACTTACAGCCACTACAAAAGGTGGACTAATGGGTGCTCAAATTGAATGTCAAGCAGTTGATGGTTTAATTTGGCAAGTGAGCGCACAGTTAATTGGTAACGGTGCATTTGCTAATCCTTGGAGTTAATAAATAATTAGTGGCTCCTTCGGGAGCCACGAACACAGGAGACTTATGTTTAAAGGCGATATACAAGCTACAAGATCTGCTGCTGCTGCAGGAGCAGCCGCAATTATTTCTCAACCAATTAGACTCAAAGGAATTATTGTTGCTAGTGATGGCACTGGACCTGGTCTTTTAGAATTAACCACAACTTCAAGTACAGGAGCAACTTTATTTATTGCAGATGTACCTTCTGGAGATTTAGTAAATTTTGGTTTTCCAGATGATGGAATTTTATTTCCAAAAGGAATTTTTTGTAAAACAAAAACTAAAGTTACTGCTTATACGTTGATTACAGATAAATACTCTGGTCCTAATTTAACAGGGAGTAATGGATAATGGGTGGTTCAAGTTTTTCATCAGATCAGTCAAGTGCGCACGCAATATCTACAGCTCAAATGGTAGCCGTAGGAGGTAGAGCAAGATTAACTTCTATACAAGGAAAAGGTAACAATGCAAATGGCTCTATCATTTTTAGAAGTGGTGGTGCTGCAGGAAATGTTATTACTACTTATTTATTTGGAGAAGAAGGTTTAGACATGTATTTACCAGGTAATGGAATTTTATTTGAAGACGGTATTCATGCAACTATAGCTAATACTGCAGGTGTAACTATTACATTTACTTAAGATGGATTTAGATTATTACGCAGATATAATCGAATTAAAAAAAGGTGGAATGCCACCTAGAAATAAAAAGAATTTTCGTTCTACTAAAAGTGGAGCCGGGATGACTGAAGCTGGAGTTATGGCATACAGGACAAAAAACCCTGGAAGTAAATTAAAAACTGCAGTAACAGGTAAAGTTAAAGCAGGGTCAAAAGATTCTAAAAGAAGAAAAAGTTTTTGTGCAAGATCAGCAGGCCAAATGAAGAAATTCCCTAAAGCTGCTAAAGACCCTAATTCAAGATTACGTCAAGCAAGAAGAAGATGGAAATGTTAAAGTTAATAAAAAAACTACTAGGGTTTGAAGCTCTTGAAAAAAGAGTTAGAATATTAGAGAGAAAAAATTATTGGAGAGAAAAATATAAAAATGTCTTATCTCAACGCAAACATACCTCCAATATATTGTAAACTAAGAAAGGAATATCTTTATGATCTTAAAGAACATATGGGAGAAAGTGAAGACTGTGTTATCTTCGCCATTACGTCTATACCAGGACGTGCAATCTTATTTAATATTATGTTACCAAATGGTGCATGCTATTGGCGTTTGCCTATCTCAGCGTTTTTCCAAAAATCGTATGATAGAGCCAATGTGTCGGATATGCAGACGCACGAATTGGAATTGTGGAACAATTTCAGTTATTATCCTAGTGTCACTACTTTTGATTTTTTAATAGGAGAAAAAGGTAAATATTTTGGAATTAATAAAGAATTTTATTATGGTAATTATTTATTTACAATTGATTGGGCTCATCCAGACCCAAATATTTTAGATGTTGAACATAGTGAAGTACCTGATGAACATAAGTGTGCGCATATATTGGCTCTTGATAACGGCAATTATGCAGCTCAGCCTAATAATCGTATTCTGTGGAATATTAGTAGCTACACTACTAACAACGATATACCTGACTATAAAGTCCAAAGTACTGAATGGAATGTTGAAAATAAAGGATTAATCACTGAAGACAGTGATAAAATGTTTTATGAAGTAAAAAAAGATTCTAAAAGAACTTACCAAAATTACAAAGAATTTGCTTCAGACTTATCTTATGAAAATAAAACATAATGATTGATAAGTTTTTTTATAATTTATTTGGAAGTATAGACAAACTATTTGAGAAACTTCATAATATATTTAAGAAAAAGAAGAAATGAATATTGCAGAATTATTAAAGAAAAATGTAGTAATGGTACCAGTGATTGCATCCTTATTAGTAGGGACATT